TGATTTTCAAAAGCAATCTGGCGCAAATTCTTCTGGTAAAGGAACCGTTACCGGCTTGAATGCTCAAGAAGAAACCGACAAAGAACAAGAAGCATCTGACGACGACAAAGAAGATGACAAGGAAAACGGCGAAGACACCAAGAAAGACAAAGAGGATGACGCCGAAGATAAGAAAGAAAAGAAGGAATTCCCCTTCAACAAGAAGGAAGTTGAAGAACATGTCAATGCTCTCTTCAACGGCGAAAACCTTTCGGAAGAATTCAAGAACAAAGCAAAGACCATTCTCGAAGCAGCTTTGAACTCCAAATCAAACAGCATCCGTGATGCAATTGTTGCGGAGTACGATGCAGAAGTCAAGAAGGGTCTCAACGAAAACCGCAAGGAAATCGGTGAGAAAGTCAATGCATATCTCGATTACGTTGTCGAAGAATACGTCAAAGAAAACAGACTTGAGATCGAAACCGGTCTTCGTCAAGAAATCGCAGAAAGCTTCATCGGCGGTCTTCGTTCACTCTTCGTAGAACACGCAATCGAAGTGCCCGAAGCATCGCTCAAAGCACTCGATGAAATGACCAATCGAATCGCAGAACTTGAGAAGTCACTCAATGATACTCTCAATGAGAACGTCGATCTCAAGAAAGCAAGTCGCGAACTGACCCGCAAGGAAATCGTTGCAGAATCCGTCAAGGGTCTTGCAGACACCGATGCAGCAAAGTTCGTAACATTGACCGAAGCCGTTTCATACGAAAACGAACTTGAATTCAAGAACAAGCTTCAGACCATTCGAGAGAACTACTTCGGTAAGAAAACCCCAGAAAAGAAGGTCGCAGTCGTAACCGATTCGATCGACGAACCGGGTGCAACTACCGAGCTTACCGAAGAAGTCGCACCGAACATGGATGCATACGCCGCGTCAGCTTCCCGCCTTTTCAAGAAATAAAACAACCAGAATTTAGCAAAATGCTAAATATCTAACAGATTCAAGGAGATTTCAACAATGCAACTCACAGTATCGGAAAAGATCGCAAAGAAATGGGCCCCGCTCCTAGAGCACAAGGCTTTCTCGGAAATCAAGGACAATTACCGCAAGAACGTAACGGCTATTCTTCTGGAAAACCAGGAACAGTACCTACGCGAAGCAAGCCCGGCCAACAACATTGGTAACAGTGCTTCACAGACCAGCGGCGGTACTGTCGCAAGCGGTATCTCGACTTGGGACCCGATTCTTATCAATCTCGTTCGTCGTTCTGCGCCGAATCTGATTGCATACGATATCTGTGGTGTGCAGCCGATGACAGGTCCTACTGGTCTTATCTTCGCAATGCGTGCGAAGTATGGCGCTCAGTCCGGCGAAGAAGCTTTCATGCTTGAAGCAGATACCGCCGCAGGTGGTTCTGGTGCAACTTCCGGTTATGCCGGTAAGGGTTTCACCGGTGGTTTCAACTGGAACGCCGCTGATGTAAACCGCACCGTCGATGCCGATCCGCTTGGTCTTCGTACTGGTCCTACTCGTGGATACACCACAGCGGCTGGCGAAGCATTGGGTGACACTGCCGCTAACGGTTTCTCGCAGATGGCATTCACCATCGAAAAGACCGTCGTTGAAGCGAAGACTCGTGCCTTGAAGGCAGAGTACAGCCTCGAACTTCAACAGGACTTGAAGGCAATTCACGGTCTTGACGCAGAGACTGAACTCGCCAACATTCTGTCAACTGAAATTTTGGCAGAAATCAACCGTGAAGTCGTACGTACGATTTACACCGTAGCAAAGACTGGTTGCCGTGCAGGTACCACTCAGACCGCTGGTGTGTTCGACGTATCTGTTGACTCGAACGGTCGTTGGTCTGCTGAAAAGTTCAAGGGTTTGATCTTCCAGATCGAACGTGAATCGAATCAGATCGCAAAGGAAACTCGTCGTGGTAAGGGTAACTTCGTAATCTGCTCCAGTGACGTTGCTTCGGCACTCGCTCACTCTGGTATGCTCGATTACGCTCCTGCTCTCTCGACCGCACTTCAGGTTGACGACACTGGTAACACCTTCGTCGGTACCTTGAACGGTCGAATCAAGGTCTACATCGATCCTTACGCAACCTTGACCAAGGACTTCTTCTGCGTGGGTTACAAGGGTAGCTCCGCATACGATGCCGGTATCTTCTATTGCCCATATGTACCCTTGCAAATGGTACGAGCAGTGGGTCAAGATAGCTTCCAACCGAAGATCGGGTTTAAGACTCGTTATGGGTTGGTCTCCAATCCGTTCGTATACAACGGTGCAACTCCTGATGGTCAGAACTTGACCAGCAACTTGAATCAATACTACCGAATTGCCCGAGTAGATAACTTGTTTTGACAATCTCTTCTATCTGGTTATATTAACTGGGTAGAAGCAAAAGAATTTCGGGGGATTCAAAAGATCCCCCGATTTTTTACCTATATATAGATATAATTGTCAACACGGAGAATATAGATGGCTTTCATTTACAAAGTAACGAACAAAATCAACGGAAAAGCATACATTGGTGCAACAATTACTTCGGTGCAATCAAGATGGAATCGACATGTATGCGACAGTAAACATGATCGTACCGGACAAGCACTACACGCAGCGATCAACAAATACGGTAGAGACAACTTCATTGTAGAAACTCTGATCGAACACCCAGATGATCAGTATGTTTTCGATGTTCTCGAAAAACAGTACATACAAGAACACAAGACTCATGGTTCTGAGGGTGGTTACAATATGACCCTCGGTGGTGACGGTTGGTTGGGTTTGAAACACACCGAAGAAACCAAGCAGAAGATTTCGAAAGCTAACACAGGTAAAAAACGAACTACGGAAGAACGCCAAGCACAATCCGAACGACAGAAAGGAAAGCCAACTTGGAACAAAGGTCTCGAATGCCCTCAGATCAGCAACGCAAAGAAAGGAGTAAGATGCACAGAAGAAGCCAAGAAAGCTTTCTCTAAAAGCCATAGCGGAATAAAGCAAGATCAAACAACCAAAGACAAAATACGAGACAAAAACTCAGAATCGCATACAGTTCGTCATGATTCTTCTGGTGAATTTTTCAATATCACCAATCTTTCCAAATTTTGCAAAGATCGCAGTTTAAGTCAAGGATCTCTAAAAACCTGCGGTCACACCAAAGGATACACTCTACTTCAAACCACCAAGAAGATTCGAACCTACATTATACAGAACATCGACACCAACGAGATTTTCACCACCACCAACTTGGCACAATTCTGTAAACCACTGAACATCTCGAACTCAGGTCTTCTGAACAAACACAAGAGAAACAAACCGTATCTCAATTGGAAAATACTGAAGATTGACATCACCGAAGAAACACATAAATACCTCACATGAACCATCGAAAAACCCAGTTGCTTCTCGGAATTTCCGCTCTCGCGGTGCTCTTTCTGTGTCTCTCGATTCTTCACTTTGCAGACACACTTCCACCCGCGCCACCACAGAGCACCAAAGAAGCATTTTCGATCCTTGATTCGGCCCGCTACAGAAATCTATCGTCTCAACAGAAAGACGAGTATGTCGAACAGACATTCAAGTTACTCGAAGCTGCACCCGAAGAAGAACGTCGTGAACTCTTCACCAACAACCGCAATGCAGTCGAAGAACTCATGACTCGCAGAATGGACTCGCTCGCACGCAAACTCGCTCGGGGTGAAGAACTACCAGTATTTCCAGACCGACCACAACACGATCCACGTCCCTCTGACGCACCTCGAAATCAAGACCCCAATACAACCGAGAATCGACGAGCAGGTGCGGTTTCGAGAATGCAACAGCAAGTCGCAACCGGTGATCCTCAATCAGCAGCACTGATTTCTCAGATGCGCCAATCCATGTCGAGACCAAAATGAAGTCATTCACTCAATTTCTGATCGAAGCCGGTGTCTACAAATTTTCTTCGTTGCAATTGGTCATGCCCAAACCGATGGCGGACACCATAGAGAATCTTCGATCGCACATTGATGTTCTCGATCTTGACCTGAACGAATCACCCGATGAACCGCACATCACCGTGCTCTATGGAATTCATACCGAACACGTTCAAGATGCTTCGCTCGCACTTTTCAACATTCGAAATCGCAAACCAGTCACCGTGACGCTGCGTGACTTCTCGACGTTCGACAACGAAAGACATGATGTTCTCAAGGTTTCGATTGACAGCCAAGATCTGCATGAATTGAACCGAGAGATTCGAGCGATTCTACCACACACATCCAACTTTCCGATTTACGTACCCCATTTGACACTCGCATATCTGAAACCCGGTCTTGCACAGAAATACATTCGAAAACTCCCACCTTTGAACGGGGTCACTCTCACATTCGACACCATTCAATTTTCGAGTGTTAACGGAACCCGAACAGATATTCACATCGGTTCTGCGAACATAATTGGGTCACCTTCTCAGTTGGAAATCGGTACTTCTTCGCTGGTTGACATTTATCGCAAAAATACACCGGGTCAATGATTGACTTTGTGAAAGTTTGAGATATACTTTCATGCACGAAATGTAATTCGACCCGTCTCTTCGCGGGTGTATTTTCGGGTACATCTGAGGAAGTTCGACGGTCCTCTGCTAACAAGGTGGAAGGGTAATACCCGTCTGGACCACCGAGGGATTAACCACAAATAAGCCGTAGGCGGTGAGCAGGTCGATCCGGCGGGTAGTGGGCTCAGAGAAATGAAGAGAAATCAAACAGAACGTCGGCTATGAGGTCGAATTACATTAGTGCAAGAAACTAGAGGTTGAAATGATTCGAATTGTAGAACCAGTAGCACCACCGAAAGCAAAGATCGTCAAGAAATTTGCATTCTTACCCGAAACATTCATTCAATCAACGAATCCAAAAAAGAGATTCAATTACGCGAATACGTCGAACAAATTTTCGGAGAATCCGTTAAAAAATCAACCATCAAAACCAAAGATGGTACATGGTGCTACCCAGATCTAATAATAGACTCACACATCATCATTGAGTTTTTTGGAAATTATTGGCACGCCAACCCGAAAAGATATCAAGAAAGAGACGAAGTACATCACCATTTTTCTGCGGGTGACATTTGGAAAAGAGATAGAGAACGTATTCAAAAATTGCAATCGGAAGGATATTCAGTGTTGGTCGTATGGGAAGATGAGTGGGATGACGATCGAGAAAATTGCTTGAACAAAATTATAAAGTGGATCACGGAAAACCGAAAAGGGTAAACCATGTACAGTCGTAAACAACTTGAAACCACGTTCAATAACAATTGCTACCTGATCATCGAAAGAGAAACGCACGTAGACACTATCTACGATGTGATTTGCTCG